CCGACGCGGCCTTGTACTTCTGGACGCAAACAACGACTTTAGACGGCGTGCCTTATCTATTGACCTTCCGGTTCAACGAGCGCGAACAGGCATATTACCTGCAGATCTCGAGCGCCGACGGAGGGACGGTCTATGCGCAGGGTATAAAGCTGGTCGCGAACTTCTTCCTTTTGCAATCTTTCGCGACACCCCCTGGCGAACTAATGTGCGTTTCCTTTGCACCTGATGACTCCCCGCCCAAGATCGGCGAACTCGGGGACGGGCTGCGTTGCGCGCTGCTCTACATCCCGCAGGCGGATATGATCGCCGGCGGAGGCGAGTCCTGGAAGAACCCCGGACCGCTAGGGGTCTAACATGGCCAACGCGGCGAACATCTCGGCGCAGCTGCAAGGCACGCGGCTTTTTGGCCGGCAGCTCAACCTGACGATCGGGTTCCCTCTGAACCCCGCGCTTGACGTCAAGGTGCATTTCAACGACAAGAACTCGGCAGGCCTGGACACGGGCGGCGCGCTCGGGATCGATGTGGACTTCATCGTCGAGAAGTCCCTGAAACCCACGGACCCAAACACTTGCGAAATCAAGATCTACAACCTCGCGCCTGCGTCGCGACAGGCCATATCCGGACAGCACGCGGTCACCGTGCGGCTCGAGGCCGGCTACCAAGGGGGTGTGACGCAGTTGTACTTCGCCGAGGCGCGCGCCGGCTGGACGGCCCTGCAGACGATCGACTACATCACGCACATCGAGTCGACCGACACGATCGCGCGGCCGTCGGGCGTCCGGCGCACCAAGAAGCCGATCGCCGGGAGCGCGACGGGGAACATCGTTCGGTCGTACGGGGCGAAGGTGCCTATCCGCACGGCCTTCGAAGCCGTATCGCAGGCCATGGGTATCGGGGTAGGGAATCTAGAAGCGGGCCTTGCGCAGCTCGGACGCCCTTTGCCGGCGGTCTACGGCGGCGCCCTCATGGGTAACGCGGCCAAGCGCATGACCGACCTTTGCCGGTCCGCGGGCCTAGAGTGGTCAATCCAGGACGGCAACCTTCAGATCTTGGACATCGGCGGCTACCTGAGCACCGAGAAGGCCATCGAGCTCGCGGTGTCCCCTGGGCGCAACACGGGGCTAGTCGGGTCGCCGTCGGTCGATTCGCAAGGCGCCGTCAGCGCGACGGCCCTCATCATCCCCGGGCTGGTCCCGGGGGTTCTGGTCGATTTCGATACGCTCTTCGTGAGCGGTGGATATAGAGTGGAGAAGGTGCGCTACCAAGGCAGCACCCGGGAGCGTGACTGGTATGCACATTTCGATTGCGTCAAGTATTAGCCTTTTGGCTTTGCTGCTTGCGGGTTGTGTGCGCGACGCATACGTAATTCACCCCGACCCGGGCGTAGCCCCTTCTGTACTGGACGCGGCTCAGGCGGCCGTGGAGGCCTGGACGGCTCACGTGCCCGTGACGATCCGATTAGACGGAGCCCCTTGCGGGGTTGTACCGGCGGCGGGGGACGTGTGCCTGCACCCGATTGCGGCCATCCCTTCCCTCCCCTGGGAGCCCGGCACGCTAGCGGGCGTCACGGCCTTCAACGAGATCTGGATCGCGGAGCCCTTGCTCGAGAGGGCTAGCCCTGCGCAGCGTCAGCGACTAATCGCGCACGAACTCGGGCACGCTATGGGGCTTTTGCATACGGGCCCCGGCACGCTCATGTATCCCTACGCGTCGGGCGGGGCTATGACCGTGACGCCTGCGGACGTCGCGCAATGGTACGCGGTTCGGGGGCGGAAGTAGTCCTTATGCGCGCATCACGCCAAACCGCCGCTTTTCGTCGACCATGTCACTATTCCCTCTCGACAACGACACCGGACGCGCTATGCTCCTCATGTTGAAACGGCCGGCGGCGTTGGAAGCGCCCCGGTCTCGTAGGGGCGACCGTGCCACCGAGGCATCCGTGCGACAACGACAGGCCGTGGCCATGAGCATCTTCGATGGTAGCTCCGGACGGAAACCGCAAACAGAGGCGCGACGGTTCGTCTACGGATGCCTGGCGTCGATCCTGGACAATGGTCAGGAGCGCGGCGAAAACGGTTGGTTCGGACTGGGGCCGGACGGTGACGAGTTCGACCGACGTCGACTGCGAAAGGCGCTCGATGCGGTGAGGGCGGAGATGCTGAAGAAACAGGCGCGGACATGAGCAGGTCCGGCGGCAACAGCGGCAAAGGGGGCCGCAACTATCGCGTAAACTGGACGCACGAGCCAGCATCGAGCCGCTTCACGTTCGGCGACTGGATCGTCTTCCACATCGTGTGGGGCGGTGAGGAACGCTGGTGCGTATCGCACAAGGGTCATCAGGTGCAACGACGGTACGGTGCCTTCGAGGGCTACATGCGGCTCAAGTCGAGCGATGCGGCGATGCGATGGGTGGAGAAGAGACTGCGTGAACGTAGGGCAGCGCAAGGACAATCGCCGTGAGCATCAGGGTGAACGGCAAGTTGGTGACGGGCGTTGCGGCGAGTCTGGAGCCGTGCGGGTGGTGCGGGTGTGCGAGGTTCATGCACGAGAACGGACGCGGGGCGTGCTGTGTGCAGTACCACCCACACGCCCCGACTGAGAAAAACACGACCACTATGCGGAGCATCGGTGGTGTTCACGATGGGTCCGGAGGAAGAACGGCGTGAAGGTGGTGTGCCCAAAAGGGATGCGGCCTGCGCGCGTGTCAGGATGAAGCGCGCGCCCGCGTGCGCGCGAAGGACTAACATGCCCCTCGAGAGAACCGACGCCGAAATCTTCGCCGCCTTCGAACGCGGCTTGATGAACGACATCCGGAAGTGTCTGCCCGGAAAAGTCGTCAAGGTCAACGTCACGCCCGGCCAGCCGGTCACGGTCGACGTGCAGCTGGGAATAAATAACGTCCAATTTACCGACCTCGGGGACGTTGTCGAGGAGGCTGCGCCGTCGCTCGCGCAAGTCCCGCTGGCCTACTTCCGCGCCGGCGGCTTCCTTGTCTGGGTGCCCGTCGCGGCAGGGGACACGGTCCTTGTCCTCTTCAGCGACCTATCGGCCGACACGTGGCGCCTAGGCGACGGAGGCCCGCAGACACCGGGGTTCGTAGGCAAACACACGCTCGACTCGGGATGGGCGATCCCGATGATCGCGCCCGACCTTCAGCTCGCGACGGACGTACCGATCGCGCCGGGCAAGGTCATCATCGGCAAGGATGGCTCGCAAGCGCAGATCCGTCTGAGTGCTACGGACATCGAGCTCGGCGCCACACCCACGGACTTCGTGGCCATGGCCAGCAAAGTCGACTCGGCGCTAAGCACGCTCATCGCCTACATTACCGCCCACGTGCATACGTCCGCGGCGCCGGGCAACCCCACCTCGCCCCCCACCGTCCCGCCAACCCCCGCGGCGCCGACGGGGTCCACCCTCGTGAGGGTCGAATGATGCTACATATAAACCTATTTATCGCTTTGAAGCCTATCCGCGCCGGGGACGTCGTCTACCTCGCCGATGTACGGTGGCCCACGAAACAAGAGCTCAACTGGCAGTTGTGGCAGGGCTGGATCGCCGCCCTCCGCCAAGAGGCCCGAACCTAAACTAGGGGGCCTTGTCCGCCTTCGCCCAGACCGTCACCGGGGATTTGGATATTTCCACCGGAAACCTCCGCGTCGTCGCTGACGTCGGGCAGGTTACGGCGTGGAAGCTCTCGAACTTATTCGACTTCTGGAAGGGCGAGTGGTTCCGCGACGCGCGCGAAGGGGTGCCTTACCTGCAGTACGTGTTCGTCACGAACCCTAATCTGGCGATTATAGCCGACATTTTCAAAAGGGTGATTTTCTCGGCACCGGCCGTCGCAACGATTGACGAGCTGAACCTAGATTACACGCCGAAGGCGCGGACCATCGCGCCGTCGTTCAAGGCCAGCCTGAAGACCGGCGAGCGCTTGACCGGCGGCGTCGGGACACCGTTCATTATCGAGGTGAAGCAGTGATGCCTGTTGAGTGGGTTATTCGCCTTGATTTCGCGGTGCAGACCGAGACCGTGTGGGCGCAGGGTTGGTTCGAGGCCCGCGCCGAGGCCGCTAAACTGCTTGGCGTGACCGAGCTGCGACGCATTCACGTGACGCAGAAGAGGATCGCATGCCTGATCCCGGCTTGACCCCGCAAGGCTTCGTAGCCCCCACGGTCGACGAGGAGGTCCTCGCGCTGAATGCTGAGGTCCTGGCCAACGTGGACGCGGCTCTTGACCTCGACCCGGACCAGCCCGTCGGGCAATGGATCGGCGTCAACAGCAAGAAGTTCGCAGACATCGCCGAGATCTTGGCGACCGTCTACAACTCGATGAACCCGGACGAGGCCGAGGGGCAGCTGCTCAAGAACATCGCGGCCATCTCCGGCACTCGCCCTCAGATCGCCACCTACTCGATTGTCAAGGCTGCGCTGCTAACCTTGAACGCCGGGGCGACCGCCCACGCGGGGGACATCGTTACCGTTGCCGGCCAGTCTACGAATCGCTGGGTCCTCCTCGCCGACGTCACGAACCCGGGCGGATCTCCGGCGGCGTTCCCGGGCGACTTCCGGTCCGAGCAGACGGGCGCCTTCGTCGCCAATGCGGGGACGCTGACGGTCATCGAGACGCCGGAGATCGGCTGGACGGCCGTGACGAATCCCACCGATGCCGTCGCGGGTCTCGTAGCCGACACGGACACGACCCTTCGTCAGAAGCGGGAGATCGAGCTCGCGGGGGAGGGGTCTGGAGACATTGACTCGATCCGCGCGGCGGTTCTGAAGGTCGAGGGGGTGCTGCAGGTCTTCATCTTCGAGAACATCACCCTGTCGTACGATGCTGTCACTGGTCTGCCCCCGAAGTCGTTCCGCGTCGTAATATGGGACGGGCCGGGACTGTCGGCTAGCAACGCAGCTGTCGCGCAAGCCATTTGGACGCACAAGGGGTCGGCCTCGCTGTCCTACGGGACGACTCTGGTCGCGGTGACCGACTCCGGCGGCAACCCGCAGCCGGTGCGCTTCGACCGCGCAACGCAGCTGCGGTTGTATGTCGTCGCCACAACGACCCCCGGCAGCCTCAGCACGGCGGGCACCGCGGCCGTGAAGGCCTCCCTGGCCGCCTACGCGGCCGCTACGTTCAATCTAGGCGAGATCGTGATCGCCCTTCCGTTCCGCTCGGCGGCGCTGGTCGACGGGGTAGACATAGACGTGCCTTCGTTCCAGTTCGGATTCACGCCGGCGCCGACGAATACGGGCAACCTAGGCGTCACGGGGCTGCAGATCGCCACCCTGGCCACTACCGACATTCTGGTCAACGGGGTCTGACATGATCCCGACGGTTGATAACAACCACGCCGACGAAGGGAACGCCCTACTCATCTCGCGTTACCAGAACGCGAAGGTCGTCGCAGGTATGGTCAAAGCGGTCATGAACCGCATCCAGAAATACGAGAACGCGATCTGGCAGCTTATCAACGGGGTGATCCTGGACAATCACCCCATGGCAGGCGGCCCGTGGGACGTGCTCGACAAGATCGGGCTTATCGTGGGTGAGCTTCGAAATGGCCGGGACGACCCCGCGTACGTTGCGGCTATTCGGCTCCGGGTTCGGGTGAATAGGTCCAACGGGCTTGCCGAGGACATCATACAGATCGCCGCGCTGCTAGTCACGGGGGCGATCTACCGGGAATGGGGCACGGAGGGGCCGATGGCGTTCGACCTCGAGATCGAGCCGTGCACGGCCGCCCAACGCGACGCGCTGCTCACTAACTTGAACCAGGCCCGCGAGGCGGCCTCCGAAGGGGTCTTGCGGCAGTCGGCCGGGGCCGCTTCGACCATCATCCGGTGGGGATCAACCGTGCGACCCGGCAGCGGTACGGGATTCGCCAGCAGCCGCCTAGGCCCCCCGCGTTTTACCTTCTGTTCCGCGCGCCCGATGGCGCCCATTCCTGCCTAAAAGGACCGACATGCTTCGCTGGTCAAACATCCCCAATTACTCAAGCGGTCCCGACACGGGCACGCCGACGAAGACCGTCCCGGCCTACAGCACGTTCGTGGACGGCGTCGGGGCAGGCGCCCAAGAGATGAACAGCCTGCTGAATACTCGCGACGGGCTACAGCAGATCGCCCTCGCCGGGGCTCAGAACTGGACACCCAAGATCGGTGCGAGTGGTGTGGCCGGGAACTCGGCGCTGTTCTCAGCGTTTTACATCGACTGGCCAAACGACCAAAACTTTTCCC